GTTTGATTTTTTCGTGTACGAGCTGGGGAACTTTCAATGCCATCACCAATTCCCAAAAATCCAGCCATCAGGCAACGGCGAAATAAGCAGTCGGGGCGGGCACTTTTGCCGCCTGAATCTGAGCCGCGCCAGCGTGCGCCGTACCTCCCCAGCGTCGAGGGCCTGGATTGGCATCCGATGACGCGCCGGTGGTGGCGGGATGTCTGGGGATCGCCGATGGCGACAGAATATGTCAGAGCAGATGAGCATGGCCTCTTCCGGCTGGCTATTTTAATTAATGCGTTTTGGGGGCAACCGACGGCTAAGCTGGCAGCGGAGATCCGCTTGCAGCAGCAGGCTTACGGATTGACGCCACTCGACCGTCGCCGCCTGGAATGGAGCATTGAGCAGGTTGAGGAGGCCAAAGAGAAGCGGGAGCAGAAGCGGGCGAGGCGGGCGCGGATCATTAATGGAGATGATCCCCGTACCATCCTATCATGACTACCCTGATCATCCCCAAACTCGACAAAACGCCGTTCCCCAGCCTCGGCGGCCAGGTGTGCGACTTCATCGAAGCCTATCTATGCTTTGGCCCTGGCGACCTGCGCGGCGAGCCGGCCCTCCTTGACGATGAAAAACGCGCCTTAATCTACCGGATTTATGAGGTTTTCCCGCAAGGGCATAGCCAGGCCGGGCGGCGGCGGTTTAAGCGGGTGGGAATTTCGCTGCGGAAAGGGACGGCTAAAACTGAGTTGGCGGCTTGGCTGGCGGCCGTTGAACTGCACCCGGACGGGCCGGTAAGGTGTGATGGCTGGGACGCCGACGGGCAGCCGGTGGGGGTGGGGGTGAGAGATCCTTATATTCCTTTGGTGGCCTACACGGAGGAGCAATCAGATGAGTTGGCCTACGGCGCTCTCAAAGTTATTTTGGAGTACAGCGAGATAGCCGATGATTTCGATATTGGCATTGCTCGGATTATGAGGATTGGCGGCGATGGCAAGGCGCTGGCGCTGGCGACTGCGCCGGATAGCCGGGATGGGGCACGGACCACCTTCCAAATATTTGATGAAACTCACCGGCTGAATATGCCGCGGCTGCGGTCGGCTCACAGAACCATGCTGGCGAATATTCCCAAGCGGCGGTTGGCGGATGCCTGGAGCCTGGAGATTACCACAGCACCCACGCCGGGCGAGGGGTCTATCGCTGAGGATACGATGGACTATGCCAGGCAGGTGGCCGGGGGCGCGATCGCCGACAGCCGTTTGTTTTTCTTCCATCGCCAGGCCGGCGATGATCATGATTTGACTACGCCAGAGGGGGTACGGGCGGCCGTCATCGAGGCATCTGGCCCGGCGGCGGAGTGGTCGGATATTGACGGGATTTGTGAGCAGTGGCGCGATCCGACGGCCGATAGAACCTACCTGGAACGGGTTTGGCTCAATCGCCTGGTGCGCGGCAGTGAGCGAGCGTTTGATGTGGAGCGGTGGAAGGAACTGGCGAGTGGGGGCTACCAAGTAGCAAAACGGGCGCTGATTACCCTGGGTTTTGACGGGGCGCGGTGGCATGATTCGACGGCACTGGTGGGGACGGAAATTTCGACCGGCTTCCAGTGGCTCATTGGCCTGTGGGAGCATCCGCACAATATTGAGTATTGGGAAGTGCCGGCCGGCGAGGTGAGGGACGCGGTTGATTTGGCTTTTGCCACCTGGGACGTGTGGCGAATGTACTGCGATCCGCCGTATTGGGAGACGATTGTGGCGGAGTGGGCGGGGCAGTTTGGGGACAAGAAAGTCCTGGAATGGTGGACCAACCGGCAAAAGGCCATGAGCTATGCCATCAAAGCCTTTGAAACGGCCGTTACTGCCGGCGACTTGTCGCACGATGGCAGCGCGGGCTATGCGCGGCATATCGGCAACGCGGTCAAAAAGACGCTGACGATTCGGGATGAGGAGGGCAAGCCGCTTTATACTATCTATAAAGAGCGTCCCGACTCGCCACATAAAATAGACGCGGCGATGGCCGGGATTTTGAGTTGGGAGGCCCGCGGCGATGCACTGGCGGCGGGTGTGACTGGCAAGGAATCGGTGTACGAGAAGCGGGGCATCAAGGTGATATGACCGGGGATGATCTGATTCGTTTACGGCCGTCGCAGCCAACAGAGGAGCCAGCCGCGAATGGGCCAGAGCGTCATGATACAATATTGGATTTTGATGTATATTTGATGGCGCGGCGGGATGCGCTGGCCAGGGAGTTGCGGACTGTGGAGGAGATTTGTATCAGGCGACGGTTGATCACCCGGCTGCTTTGTGCGCCGGGAAGGGATAGAGAATGATGGCCGAAGGTTTGAATGTGACCAGTGCTATTGAAGCGTACATCTTAGAAGTAAAGAAATTGCTGCCTGATGATTACACGGTCGAGGTGGCGACAGAGGATGAGAAGATCGTTTTTGATGTGAGCCGCGAAGGTCGCCATTATCGTTATATTATGGAAACCAACTTCGTCGAAACGGCCGGCGCGTCGGCGCTGCCTCTGGCGCGGGATATGGGCAGGCGAATCCTATGGCATTTGGGGGCCGGCTGGGAAGGTTGACACATAGATTATTGTCAATATAATGTAGACAACTGAATATCGTTGTGAGATTACTCGCGGCGCGGAATTTCCTGTTTGGGAATCCGCGCCGCTTTTGTTTTCATGGCCCAACATTTTGATGACATTTTGATTTTTAGCGGCCTGGCCTCTCTATTTACTGGCACATGGCTCATATTTCCTCCTGCTGCCTGGATTGTCCTGGGGCTGTGCCTGTTGTCTATTGGCCTGGTGGCGGCGCGGGGTAGGGAGAGATGAGTTTGTTTGGTGATTTACTGGGGAGACCACAAGCTGCCGCTCTTCCCCTGACCGACCCCAAACCCTGGCGTGAAGCTGGCCTGTTGCGCTCTTCGCCAGCCGGTATCAGTGTCACGCCTGATTCGGCGATGACCTACAGCGCGGTGTTGGCTTGCGTCCGGGTGCTGGCGGAGACGCTGGCGAGTTTGCCGCTGATTGTCTATGAGCGGCAGGGCAAGCGAAAGGAGCGGGCGCGGGATTTTCACCTGTATCCGCTGCTGCATGATGAGCCTAACCCCTGGCTGACCAGCTTTGAATTTCGGGAACTGCTTCAGGTTCACCTCCTGCTCTGGGGCAACTGCTACGCTGAAATTGAGTATGACGGGGCGGGGCGGATTCTGGCTTTGTGGCCGCTGCTGCCGTGGAAGATGAGAGAGATACGCGCCGAGGGTGGGGAGCTTTTCTACAAATATGAGATGGAAAACGGCCGTGTCGTGACGCTGCCCGGCTGGCGTATCTGGCACATGCGCGGCATTTCGTTTAATGGCGTGATCGGCTATGCCATCAGCGAGCTATCCAGGGAGCCGATTGCCCTGGGCCTGGCGGCGGAGAAATTCGGCTCCACATTTTTTGGCAATGGGGCCATGCCGGGCGGGGTGTTGGAGCATCCGGGGATATTGGGCGATGAGGCGATTAAACATTTGCGGGATTCGTGGACGGAGGCGCATGGGGGCCTTGACCGGGCGCATAGGACGGCCATCCTGGAAGAGGGGCTGAAATATCACGCGACAGGCGTTCCTCCGGAAGAGGCTCAATTTTTGGAGACGCGCAAATTTCAGCGGACGGATGTTGCCGGCATCCTCAGAGTGCCGCCACATATGATCGGCGATTTGGAGCACGCCACATTTAGCAATATCGAACACCAGGCCATCGCCTTCGTGGTGCATACGATGCGGCCGTGGCTGGTGAGGTGGGAGCAATCCATTCACGCCAGATTGATGACCACGATTCAACAGCAGCGATATTTTGCCGAGTTCCTGATTGATGCGCTTTTGCGCGGTGACATTTTGAGCCGCTATCAAGCTTACGCCGTCGGCCGCCAGTGGGGTTGGCTATCGGCCGATGACATCCTGGAGAAAGAGAATTCCAACCCGCTGCCAGGCGGCCAGGGGCAGACGTACCTATCGCCGATGAATATGGTGCCGGCAGATCAGGTAGGGGAGCCGCAGCAGGATCGGGCATCGATGGCGCACAATCCGCATTACCGGCTGATTGTTGAGGAGGCGGCCGGGCGAGTGGTGCGGAAAGAGATGGCGGCTATGGGCCGGGTGAGCGAGCGGGTGAACGGCGATGCTGACAGTTGGGAAACGGCCGTTACCGACTTCTTCACGACACACGCGCCGTTTGTGAGCCAGACTATGCGGATTTCGCTGGATTCGGCCGTTGGCTACTGTAACGGCGGGAAGTGGGAGCTTTTAACCGAAGGCGCGGCGGTGATGGCTGATTGGCCTACGCGCCGGGTGCGGAAATTGGCAGACTTAACTACAGGTGAAACATGAGTACTTTTCATATTGTATCAATTATTTTGGTGGTTATTGTGGCAGTTATGATCATTGCCGATAAGCGATTGCCATCTACGAATGAATTGTTGCTGGCGGCTATTTGGCTGCTGTTGTTGTAGGTGAATGATGAGTGACTTTCAATACACACGAATTTTGCAGGCAGTGACACAAACGCCCTGGGCGATTTTGCCTTCCAAGCTGGTAGTGATTCGAGATCTGCTGGCGATTCGGGCCAGCGGGCAGCGGTTGAGTGATGAGGAGATTGCGGCGGAGATGAACGGCCAGGAGGTCAAGGCGGCCCGCGGCGACGCTTTGTATGAGCAGCGCGGCGATACGGCCGTTTTGCCGCTGGTTGGGACCATCATACCG